TAAAAATTATCCATTGGTATCTTATGATAGTGATGGAGCAGGAACTATTCCTACAAAAGCAGGTATTAACTTCAGTTCATTCTTCATGTATTTCAGTACAAGAATGTTTGAACCTACAGATACAATTGCAACAGATTCTAAAGAGATCTATCAATTAAGAGTTCTTGATGTTAAACCATCAGGACAAAATTGGAGATATGAAGTAGAATTATTTACTGGAGATCCAACATTATTTGTTCCAGCAGATCAATTAACAGTTGGTAAAAGATTTGGTAAATTATATTCACCAGTTGAACAAACTATGTCTCAAAGAGGTGGTACAGTTCAACATACTACATACTTTAAAATGGCAAATAGATGTTCTTCTATTAGAATGAATGTTGAAGTTCCTGCTAATATGATGATTCAAGGTAAAGCTGGAGATGGTAAAATGGGTTGTTTTTTCACTGTTAAAGATGAAAATGGCAAAGCCAAAGTAATGAAAACTTGGTTGAATAAACTAGATTGGGATTTCAGAACACAATTCTCTCGTCAAAAGAGTTATCTTGGAATTTATGCTAAATCAAATAAAACATCTTCTGCAACTTATGTTCAAAAAGGTGAAACAGGATATGAAATTAAAATGGGTGCTGGGTTCTATGAACAAATCTCTCCATCTAATATTCATTATCTAAATAACTGGACACTTGATCAATTAGAAGACATTCTATTAGGTTTGTCAGTAGGTAAATTACCACAAGACCAACGT